GTATTTCTTTCTTGCCAATGTCAGGTGATAAAGACTTTAACCAAGCACCAAACACTGCTGTTATTACAGCACAAGAAATGGTAAAAAAATATGGTACAGGTGCAATCTTTGCTTCAGGTATGGTTGTTGATGCATTAAAAGTATTTTCTAATCTGTGGGATGCATGTTCAACAGCTCAAGGGTTCGGCTTAGATATTTCTTTGGAATCATCAGAAAATTCTGCACGTGCAGATTGGATACGTCGTTTCCAAAACTTTGCTGAAAACTATTGCGATGGAGATATTAAGCAAGCAGAACATTGTTTGAAAGATTCTTATTTGCTACATAAATGGAATAAAATCCAAGCAAATCTAAAACAAGTTGATTGGGCTTCTGATATTACCGAAAAGAAATATACAGATGTTGATACTATTGGCTCTGCAGCATGTCAGGGCGGGGCATGTGAGATCGACTTTTAATGGAAGATTATATTATCGAATGTGAAGAATGCGAAGAAACTTCTTATGCAGCTTCATATGTAAAACCAAAATATTGCCCGGCGTGTGGTCGCCGGGCAGAAGTAGAAAAGAGATCAATCGAAGTAGATTCTTGGATCGATGATGAAGGCGATTAATATATACATGTATGTGGTATTATGAACAAAAAGAATTCACCGAAACTCCAACTGACTTTACCGGGTTTGTCTACCTCATTACGGACTTGTCTAACGGACGCAAATACATCGGAAAGAAATTATTCACTCGATCTAAAATCTTACCTAAAAATTCGAAACGAGCACGTAGATCCAGACAAACCGTCGACTCTGACTGGAGAACGTATTGTGGATCTAATAAACAAGTCCAACAACTCGTCGAAGAACACGGATTAGATCGGTTTAAAAGAGAAATACTTCGTCTTTGTAAAACTAAAGGCGAGATGTCATATTACGAAGCAAAGGAACAATTTGACCGTGACGTATTATTTAGTGATGAATATTACAATGAATTCATAGGCTGTAAGATTCATGCAAAACATGTACGTAAGTCCATGCCGACAAGTTTGTAGATTAAATAAGGACGACATATGTGTTGGTTGCGGTAGAACTAAAAAAGAAATATCTGAATGGTCTACATATCATTATTATCAGCGTATGAAAATAATGGAAAGGTTAGGCTATGGTAAAAGACGCCCTAGACCACGACGTTTATATAATGATGTATAAAGGATTTGAAGATATTAGAGCTTCAACCGAAGATCGTAATGAATTTTGGAACAAATATAAAGATTTAAAAGAAGCTTGCAGATTAATGTGGGTTCAAAAAGGGCATTTGTCCGATGAGAATACTATGATGGAATCTGCTCCTGGTTATTTCAAAAGACAATGGGGTAATCACGAGAATGTAGTCCATGAAGAAGGATTTGATGAAGCTTTTTTAAAATGGTTGAAAGAAAACTATTTACAAGCTCGTTAAATTGTGGTAGAATATACCTAGACAATTGGAGAATACATTATGATTATTATGGATTTTAACGGTATTGCCGTTGGTTCTATTTTTGCGAATGGTAAATTAGAAGAAGGTATGGTTCGCCATATGGTGTTCAATACTATTCGTATGTACAAAACTAAATTTGAAAAAGAATATGGTGAAACGGTAATTGCATGTGATGGCGCTAATAATTGGCGTCGTAGTTGGTTCCCCCAATATAAAGCAAATCGCAGAAAAAGCCGTGAAAAATCTGATTTTGATTGGGATCGTGCATACGAAATCTTAAATGATTTGCGTACAGATATTAGAGAAAATTTTCCTTATAAGTTAGTACATATCGAAGGCTGTGAGGCTGATGATGTGATTGCTACACTTGTAGAACAAACACAAGAATTTGGCAAGAATGAAGAGGTTATGATCATTTCTGCTGATAAAGATTTTGTTCAGCTACAGACTTACGGCAATGTCCGTCAATTTTCTCCTCTTACAAAAAAGTTTGTAGCTGAACAAAACCCTAATCTTTTCCGTCAAACGCATATCTTTAAAGGTGACACAAGTGATGGTGTACCTAATGTATTGAGTGGAGATAATGTTTTTGTAGAAGGTCTACGTCAAACTCCTTTATCAAAGAAAAAAATAGAAGCTTTGATTGCAGATCCTAAATCTCTTGGAGAAGAAGTATACCGCAATATTAAGCGTAATGAAAAACTAATTGATTTACGAAATACTCCTTCAGATTTGAAAGAATCGATTATAAATAGTTTTGAAAACCAAGATCCATGGAAAAATAAAGGCAAAGTTTTTCCGTATATGGTTGGTAAACAAATGAATATGTTGCTTGAAAGCGTTGAGGAATTTTTATGAAACTAGTTTATGAAGTTTTGGATGAAGTTAAAAAATCTAGAAAAAAAGAAGATAAAGTTCGTATCTTGAAAGAAAACGAATCTTGGGCACTAAAAGATATTATTAAAGGTTCAATGGACGAAAACGTTCAATGGAATCTGCCTGGTGGATCTCCTCCTTATAGTCCATCAGAGGGGCATAATGCACCCACATCCCTTTTCAGAGAACATAAAAAGTTTAAATACTTCGTGAAAGGGGTTCCTGCTAGTGATGGCATGAATCCTATTAAACGCGAAAGTCTTTTCATCGGTTTGATAGAAGGTATCCACCCAGAGGATGCTAAATTGGTTATTGCAATGATTAACAAAACCAAGCCCGCTGGACTTACGAAACCGCTTGTTGACGAAGCATTTCCAGGTTTGGTAAAATAGCGGCCAACAACAAAGGACACTGCTCATATGGAAGCTATTCAGCTAGAAAGATTACAACAAGACAAACAAAAACTTGATCTTTTTATTCAGAAGCTTAAAGACTCTAAACAATATGATCGACTCAAAAAGGTTATACAGAAAAAAGAGTATTTAGACTCAAGAATTGCTGAAGTAATTTCAAATTAACATATAAAAGGAGTGTACAACCTCGAGTATTTGTGGTAGAATAGAACTACAATTGCTCGAGGTTTTTATATTATGAATATCTTTATACTTGACACAGATCCTATCAAGGCTGCTCAGCTTCAATGCGATAAACATATTAACAAAATGATTGTCGAATCTGCGCAGATGCTTTCAACAGCACATCGTATGCTTGATGGCAAACTTGAAAAACGGCCTTCAAAATCTGGTAAACGTATGGTCGATTATTGGGTTCATCCAGATCCCATCCTTGAAGAACATTTATATAAAGCTGTACACCATACCCATCCTTGTACTGTATGGACTATGGAGTCTTCTTCTAATTACCATTGGCATCTCAAACATTTTGATGCATTGTGCGTAGAATGGGAATATAGATATGGTAGACCTGAAAAACCTATACATAATACTAAATTGATTATGCAATATTTGTTGAATCATCCTTTTAATATTCCGAGTAAGACACTCACACCATTTAAACTTGCGATGAAATCTAATCCTGAATGCATTGCTCTTGAAGATCCTGTAAAAGCATATCGTGCTTTCTATCAAACGAAACAAGATCGATTCAAAATGGATTGGACTAAACGCCCTATTCCGGAGTGGTTTAATGCCAACGTACACAGTTAGAAGAGCCGATGTAGAAGACGGTAAACAATGGGAAGTCTATTGTTCGTATATAGAACTTCAGCAAATGTGTGAAGAATATAAACTTGAACAAGTTTTATCGACACCAAAGATTGTGAGTGGGACAGGAAGTCTTGCTCGTAAAACGGACGATGGTTGGAAAGATCATCTTAAAAGAATTAAAGAAAATTCTGGACGAGGCAATACTATTAAAGTATGAAGAAACAGCCAAAAAATAATAGTATGATTGTACGATGGGACGACCTTCTACAATATGAACCAATGACTGTTAACCAAGAAAAAGCCTTCAAATCTTGGGATAATGGCGACCACTTAATATTAATGGGATCTGCAGGCACTGGTAAAACTTTCGTAGCAATGTACCTTGGACTTGAAACAATATTAGATAAAGATGAAGCTCAAGATAAACTCGTAATTATTCGTTCTATGGTTCCTACTCGTGATATTGGTTATTTACCAGGAGATAAACACGAAAAAGAAGAAGCATTTTTAGCACCATACAAATCGATTGCTACTGAACTTTTTGCTGATAAAGGATCTTATGGGAAGTTATGTACTAATAAACAACTCGAGTTTCATTCAACTTCTCATATTAGA